GTGCAGAGAAAAGGAAAAAGCAATGACACAAGATGAAATCATTGAGATGGCTATACAGGCAGGTGCTTCACCTGACGAAAATAAGATTTGGCTTATGTATGCAGAAGAAATTGAAACCTTTGCCAAACTTGTAGCCGCCAAGGAAAGAGAAGCCTTGGCACAGCGCACATGGGTGGGGCTGACTGATGAGGAGATTGCACAGGGCTGCAAAGAATCTTGGGTGGCTGAACAGGCATGGCAGTCAGCAGTGTGGTGGGCAGAAGACAAACTCAAGGAACGCAATACTTGAAATCCGCAAGACTCCCGCGAGTTATTGATCTGCTTCAGCGCACAGCCTGCACAGCGCCAGAGCTGGCGGCCAAGGTGTACTGCACCGAGAGGTCAGCGCAGCAGATGATCAACCGTCTGCGACTCGCTGGCACTGTCCACATACAAGAGTGGCGCAGATCGGGCAGAGTGCTGGTGGCGGTGTACCGCTATGGGATTGGCACTGATGCCGTCAAACCTCCACCACTGACACCTATGGAGAGGTTGCGTAGATTCAGAGAGCGCGAGACGCTGGACGATAAGGCTTTCCGCTTGGCAAGGGAAAGAGGTAAGAGGTTAAAGCCACGGCGCGATCCGCTGGTGGCTGCACTGTTTGGAGATAAGTGATGATTGACAAAGAAAAACTCAAAGCATTTTTGATTGAAATGCTTGATGAGGCAAATGAAGTACAAGTCGCATCCGGTGAAACACCGTCAGCGCAGGAGGCCATAAATCAAATTATTGATTGGCTTGATGAAGATCAATAATCTTCTTTTTTCAGGATGCCGCCTTTGGTAATGCCACCGGCATAAGCCTGTCCTCTGATAATTAAGTCTCTGGCGCTTTCTGGAGAGATACCCAATCTGGTTGCTGTCTCACCAATTTGTTGCGCCAGCAACTCTAGCTTTGGCGCACCAATAGGTGAAGTCACTCCGGTTGCGCCTGATCCAGCGCCCCAAATAACAGCTTGTGCAGGCACTGCCTCAAGTTCCATAGGTTGCGCCACTTTCTGATTGAACCACGGTCCAAGCGCAACCATCTCAGGCACTGACGCGCTGGCCTTTGGAATCGTTGGAACACCCTTAGAAGTTGTCGCACCACGCACATCAGGCAAACCTACCAAGCGTGACCAGTGTGCGTCCCCAACCGGCCATTGCGTTTGAAAACCTGTCTCTGGCACACCAGACGCATGGATATAGCTTGGCACTTTGGCCGAGTCCATGTCCAGCAATCCACCGGCTAAATACTTGCCCATTGGACCGGCCTGCGCGGTGCTGTGATATGGGTGGCCGATAACGCCAGCCAATTCTGGTGGGAAATTCTTTCCTCGTTTCTTTTCAGAGATACCGCCAAAGGTTCGGAAGTCTTCAAATCTTCCCATGGTGTCCATCATGTTGGCGGCAGTACCACGGTTTAATTCGGTGAGCACCTCGCTGCCAGGACTTGACATCCCTGTCAGTGCATTGAATTTGTTGTACTCGCCAATAGCTTTGTCAGCGCCATATATATCAACAAATCGCTGATATAGCGGGTCCATGGTGTACCAAGATGCCATGCCTTTGTACAGTTCTGGCTGCTGCTTTGCCTCGGCCACAATGTCTTGCAAACGCTGCACATTGCGCGGATTCATAACCTGTGGCGCGTGCTTTGCACCTTTAGGATTGGCGGCAGTTCTAAACGGTACATCAGTGATATTGCCAGCGCGAGTGCCTTGCTGAGAGATGTCAAATAAGTCCTGTCTTGAAACATTGAACAATTGCTTGAGCAGTGGATTCTCTGGCGCAACGCGACTTGCAGCCTCCTGAACCAACTCTTTTGGGTTTTTATAAATATCAGGGAAAGCAATGCGTGATGGATTCATCACGGTAGCAATCTTCTTAGTGATGCCAGCAGGCGCAAACGACATTGGACCAGACATTGTCATGTTGACAAGTTCATCGAAAGCCGCCTGATCAGTGACCTTGATGGGATTCTTTTTATCTGCAAATGCGCGAGCATTTAATTCTCTAAATTTGTCTCTGGATTGCTCCATACTCGACACGCCAGATTGCAATAAGCCGCCAATGCCTTGCAAAGCCTGCGTCCTGTTTGGGTCTTGCAGATAACCCAAAATATCGCCAAGTAATCCAGTTTCTTTTGCCATGATTTATTGTCCTTGCGTTGCACCAATGGTAGTGCCATATCCGAGTTGAATTGCTTTCTCGCGCAGTGACTTTGCCAGCGGCTCGACTTTGGTGATGTTTGCCTTTGCCATCATCATGGCGGCCATCTTCGGGTCAAGCATTGCCTGCACCAGCAACTGCTGAATCTGCTCATCAGGCAGCTTGTACAGGAAATCCAAAGGCCGAGTCATTGTTCGCAGTGTGGTGTTGGTGGCCATGGACTCGCTGAACACTCGCCCGATCAGGTTGCCCATGCTCATGTTCTTGAATGTGTCAGAGCCTGGCGGCTTAACGCCTGGCGCAGTCGCAGCCATGCCACGGTTGATCTCGTCAATGATGTTGTCTAAGCGCGTCTGCGCTGGGATAGACAGCTTGAGATCAAGTTCCTCTGCCTTGTTTGCCAGTTGACGGCGCAAACTACCAGCGGCCAAGACAGGCTCACCCGTCATCAGGTTTGGCTGGCCGGTGGTGACTCTGCGCTCAATCTCTTGCAGCATCTTCATCTGATCAATCGGGCCGGACATCTTGGAATACTTGCTCATGTAGTCTTTGAAGCCAGGCGCTGCCGCGTCAATCACATCATCAACCGCTGCAATGACTTGCTTGAGTTGGCCGCTGGCCAAGCGCAGGCTTGGATTCTCTTGGTTGTACTTTCCTTGCGCGGCAGCCGCCAAGTCCTTGCGGATTTCGTACAGCTCCATCGGAGACTTTGCGCGAGCCACTCGATCGGTTGCAAACTTCATGGCGGTTTCAACATCCTGACGCACACCGACAGGACTCTTCATCACATTGTCGATGGCCTGATTCACCACCAACTTGATGCCGGTCTGAAATGTCACAGGGTCAACCGTCACACCAGCAAAAGCCTGCTCACGCAATGGCTTGGTGACATCAGTGCGCTTGAGTTCAGCCACGGCCACCGAGCCAGGCTTGCCGGAGAGTTTGCGAAACGCATCAAGCAAAGCCTGCTGATTGGCAGACAGTCGGCTTGGAAATGCGCCAGTTTGATCCAATGCTCTGATGGCAGTCTCTGCCGAGGCCAAGCCAGGATCAAACGCTGTGGCGGCTGTGGTGGGTTGTACGCCTGGCACAAGTGGCTCGGCTCTGCTTAAGTTCAACTGTGCTCGCGTTGGGTCTGTCGCCAAACGATTCAGCAAGCCACCGACAATGGTTTCTCTACCGGCTTGCGTGAATGGTTGCACCATTGACACAGGAGCTGCCAAAGCGCGTTGTGTGCTGGATAGAGTTGGGCCGCCAGGCGCAGTCATGCCAGCCAACATCGCACCGCCCATTTGCAAAGAGGGTGGCGCACCACCCTCGCGCAGTGAACCGGCTGCCGCTGATGATGCAGTGGCCGCCGCAGCCTGTGCGCGTGGGTTGGTTGCCAGCATCTTCAGGAATTCTTGCGCTGTCATTGTTGTGGCGGCAGGCAGTGCTTCTCTTGCAAGATTGGCTGCACCGCCAACACCATAACCAGCAGTGCTGATGTCTTGCACGACACGCTCTTGCGCTGTCTGTGGCTCTGGAAAACCCATTGCTGATAGCGTTCTTGGCACTGCCTGCGTCATTGTTGGCAGTGTTGATCCAGTGGCAAGGTTGTACAAGTTGACGGCAGGGTCAACCACCAGAGGCAGCATACCGCCAGCCGTCAATACAGACTGCGCCATGGGACGCACTGACAGACCGGCTTGGCGTGTCAACTCGCTAGTAATGCTTGGCTGCGCCTTTGGCGCTGGCGCTGGCGCTGCGGCTTGAACCATTCTGATGTAGTCAGCCAAAGCCTGTGCCGACTCAATGTCACCAGCCGCGTCAGCAGCCGCCAAAGACTTATACAGATCATCAATAGTTGGATCAGCCATTATTGTGTCCTTGGTGGATATTTGTTCAATATATTTTGAATAACTGGCGGTGTTGATACCACTGGCGATGGCATTGCAGTCGGCGTGTATGACTTACCAGCAGACTTTTTCATAGCCTCAGTAGCAATTTGTCGTGCTCTTGCTTTTTGCGCAATGACGGCATCACTGTCGTTGATTTGTGGGAAATAGGTTTGATATTCTTTTGCCATCTCATCAACGCCAATTGCAGCGCCTGACTCTTTACGCAACTTGGCGCGAATCCACGCTTGCGCCGCTTGTTCATATTGTTGAGTGGCAGCGGGTTGCACAAGTCTTTTTGTAACATCACCGACAAAAGGAATTGATCCTGCAACTCCACTGCCAGCGCCTGGCTGTGATCCGACAGGTAGCTGACTGATGACGGCCTCGGCATTTTCCATTTGGTTTGCAAAGCCAGCAGCGTTTGCTTCACCTTCAGTTGGCTTTGGTGGTGCTTTACCTTTGAGAAGCACACCGCCAGGACCAGTGACAGGTATTGCCGGCAAGCCAGGCACTTTAGGCACATAGAACACGCCATCCTCATTTTCAACGCGCTCATACTGGCCACGCTTGAAATCAGCTTCAGAAAGGTTTAATCTACGCGCTTCCATATCAACTCGCTGGCGCTCTAACTTGAGTCGCTCAACATCCATACCAAGGCGCTTGGCTTCCATCTCTAAACGCTGTTGCTCGGCTGGCGTGATGCCTGTACCGTATGTTTCACCGCCAACTAGTTTTGATTTGTCAATTGCAACGATACGGCCATCAACATTTTGCAAAACAACTTCGCGCTTTGGTCCAAAGCCTGACAGTGTTCTGATCTCGCCATCTTCAAATTGCTGGATCATCACCGGCTTGCCTGACTCGTCAACAACTTCAAATGGCTGACCTGTGACTTTGACTTTTGGCATCAACTTCTGCGCCATGTCAAAGAATTTAGATGCTTGATCAGGATTTGTGGCGGCATAAAGGTCTGCAAGATTCATGTACTGTTGAGCCTTGAATTCGTTTGCGCTCATACCAGCTGGGGGTTTTTGTCCCATGTATTGGCGCACATCTGCTTGCATTTGTTTTTGAGTTTTAAACTCATCCAACTTCTGCTTAGTCAGCATCTGCTTGATGGCATTCTCTTGTGCGCCTTGGTAGCCAGCAGTGCCAGCCTCATACGCGCTGCCGAGTGCTTCACCCAATCCAATTGGCGTAGTGGTTGTTCTGCCTGATCTAAGAAGAGACATGGCCGCACTCATCAGTGCTTGAGACTGCATCTGCTTTTGCTGCTCCCTTGACAGATACTCGTTCAATCCTGAGTCAGCACCGCCAAACAATAAGCCGCCAAGGTTTGATGCAAACGATGATGGCGCGACATTTGATGTTGGCACTTGGAAATCGGAATAAGGCACTGCCGCTGGATTGGCAAGGTTTCTAATCCTTGTCGGCTCGGCATAATTCTGAGCCAACATCTGTTTGAATTCTTCATCGGTCATATATCACCTCATCCAAGTAAGCCGCCACTGCGTACACCGTACATCTTCATCAAATCTTCATAGCTTTGATTGCCTCCCATGGGTAACTGAGCCGCCTGCATTGGTGTCATTTCCATTTGCGGCATTTGCGGCATTGGCGCTTGTTGCTCTGGTTGCCCCATAAGCCCACCCAAGGCTTGCATTGCGCCAAGTGCAGTTTGCATATCCATGCCACCAGTAGGCATCTGACCAAACGATGATGGTGGCATCATGCCTGTGCCGGTTGCTGAATCAGCATATGTATTTCTTGGCATAGTCATACCAAGATTCATGCTTGGCTGACCACCATACAAGTCCATGCCAGTACCCATTTGCGGCATACGCATACCGCCAGCGGCATTACCACCGCCAAATAAGTTCGTTAAGTAGTTCATCCGAATAAACCTCCAAGCAGACCGCCGCCAATTGCGCCAACCACATTGCCAACGCCTGGGAAGATTGATCCAAGCTGTGCACCAGCCAATGCGCCACCCAATGCGCCTGACGCAACATTGCGACTTGTCGGCTGGCTCGTCATTCCAGTACTAGTACCAGTGCTTGTACCCGTCATACTTGACCCAAGGTTTGCAGGCTGTGCTCCCATGGCGGCTTGCTGAATAGCCAACTGTTGCAATGGCAGATTGCGCTGTGCATCCAACGCTAACTGTGCGTATTGCTGTCTGGTCAATCCAAGATTCATGGCGTTTTGATAGCCTTGCATATTCATACTGCGTGCTGCCTTTGCCAACTCTGCCGCTGTATTAAATCCACGATAACGCAAATCTGATGCAGTGCGTGCCGCCTCGCGCATTGCCGCCTCGTTGGTCAATGCTGACTGCACGCCAGCGCGTGAGCCACCAAAGGCTTTGGCGGCAGTAGCTTGCTGCGCGTCACGCAAACCCGCCATCTGTCTAGATTGCTCAATGTCTCTCAAAGACTGTTGGACTACTTCAGATTCAAAAGGATTTTGAAAAGCCTCAATATCTTCAGCGCCAAAGGGCTTCATGCTTGCTTCGTACAGCGCAGCCTCTCCAGCCACATAGCGCGGATCAAAGCCAGCGAATTGCTGAACACCAAGACCGCCAGCAACATTTCGAGCTAAACCAAGATTTTGTAAATATGCAGCCCGAGACTCTGGATCAATCATCGTAGTTTGCGATTGATTCTGCGTTTGTGATTGATTTTGCGTTTGCGTTTGTGGCGCTCCACCTTTAGACATATTCCACCCCTATAAATCTTTGCACATCACGAACCATTTTGGCTCGTATCCCCTGTCTCTTAAAAATGTCCTCTCCCAACCCTTACGGCCAGCGAGAGACACTCGACTGCAACCTTTACTCTTCCCCCACGATTCGATCAAAGGTTGCATCAATCGGAGTTCATCTAGGTCGCCGCCAGCAAGGAAGAAGTGCAAATCCTTTAACTGCGGGTAGACAATGATCTCAGTGACTATTACTGAATCAAGACCTGGCCAGAGCTGAAAAAACCCTTTCCTGATGCCTTCAGCAATATCCTCAACTGCGTGACTGCCTCCAGAGTATTCTAGTGCCGCAGCCACATGATGGCGCAGTCTCTCAAACTCTGCCTCGTCAATCAACGCTTACCTGACGCAACAGCGTCAACTCGGGTCACGCCAACTCGCCAATCTTGGAGCACAGCGCCTGTGTAGCGAATCTTGACCTGACGGCCAGAGAACCGCGCATCTGTGGGCTGTGACGCTGAATACGGTCCGTGTGTCGTTTCCACTGATGTCGGATACATCCGAGACTTGAAGCTGATCTGCACCTCGCCCAATGTCATCTCATCAGGAATGACTTGGCGCACCGACATGATGTTCTCTCCCACACCAATCTCGTATGGTCCAGACTCAGCATAAACAGAGCCTGAGTCATAGTCATATCCCACCTCATGCTCGTAGATGTAGCCTGATGCGTCCACCATAATGGGATTGAGATACACGCCACGGTCTACACCAGCAGTGCGCCCCAAAGTGCCAATGTTCCAATGCGATTCACGGTAGTTGTAGATGACATAAGAGTCAACTTCGTTGCTTGAGCTTGATGGGTAGAACCACCACACCTCACCGTATTTGCTGTTGTGCACAGCGTATACCTTGGAGGCTTGGTTGTAGTTCATGTTGCTGAATACATAGTCCGACACATCACAAGGCGCTGGCTTGACATATCCGTCAAATATCCAGAATCCTGATCTGCTCATCCACATAGCGGCAGAGTCGATGGCGGCCACGGCCTGAGATGAAATAACGCCACAGCCTGAACCGGCGCGCTCAAAGCTGTATACATAGGGTAGGCCGACATATGTCGCCGTGTGGACATCGACATCAGTGAATAGCAAATTGATGCCTCTGACGCGCTTTCCGCACTTGAGTGAGCCAACTGTGTTCAGTTCAAAGTCACCAGCCTGATTGGTGGCTGCCGCTGTCCATGTCGTGTTGTCCTCTTGGTCTGACCACTTCACCAGACGCGGATTGCTGGACGCACCCAAAGCAAACAGGAATCGCTCGGCAGTAGACAGCAAGGCCGCACAGCCGGTTGGCGCATTGGTGATGGCCACCGCCAAGGTTGGTGTTACAAATCCTAATTGCCATTCGTAGAGCTTGCCATCAGTATCGGAACAAGCCACAAGATACTCGCCCCAAGTGTCCAGACTCCATGTGGTGGCAGGCGCAACAGCGCCAGCGTCAGGACGCGCCACGCCATAAGCAAATGAGCCGTAAGTGTTGTAGCCATAGCCTGTGCCGCTGACGGCATCAGCGCGGCCAGATGCAATACCTGTTGGCGTGATCTCTTTGATCACATTGTTTTCGTCCATGGCGTAGAGCTTGGACTGCGTAGCAGCAGCAATGTACCGCGCACCGGAATTCGTTCTCCAAGTCAATATTCCACGGCATAAGCCTGTCAGTGCGGTGTTTGACTTCTTGCGCCAGCCGCCAATGGGACGCAATGTGTTTTCGTACCAGCGTACAAGATTTGCGTCATACCAGCGGCCAGCAGACTGATACTCTGTGCCATTACGGTACACGCCAGCAGGGATTTTGAGAGGAATGAGTGCCATGGCTTAATTATGCGGTTTCTACTGACAGATTGGACACAAATGTGACAGTGGCAATGGCTGACGGTACGGCTGGTCTGGTTGGCGTACTGCTGGCGGCAAAGTGCTCAAGACTGACACCAATATCTGTTGGCCGCCACATGATCTCCACATAGTCATTTGCCGCCAAACTGACAAAGAAGTTGAGAGAGGCAATTAAGTGAGATGGATCACCAGTAGATTTTCTTTGTGTAAGGTGAAATCTGCTGTTTGAATTGTCGATGTTTGTGCCGTTCTTGCGAAACCACACATCCACATCTTGACCATCATTGGTGGTGTTCTTGAATTGGATGCTGAATTGCAGGTTGTAGATGCCAGACTGCGCCACATTGAGCCTTGATGAATTGGACAAGGTAACGCCATTGCTTAAGTCTGTGGTGTCAAAGGTGACAGCGTAGGCTGTGGTGGTGTTGGCCGCAGTCTGGTCTGTGGTGTCACTGAACGCGCCATAAGGTGAGTTGATCCACTTGCCACCACGCCTGCCGAACAACGCTGAAAACAACGCTGTGAGCTTGCTGAAGTAGGTATTCAAGCCGCCAAAGGATTGCGTGAAGAAACCCTGATCGTAGGCAACATCAGCCGCGCCAAGGTTTGGCGGTGTTGGTGGCGTTATCTGCTGATCAAGGTTGAGTGCCATCGTTTATGCCACCAAGCCATTCAAGTAGGTGGTCTTGCCGGCAACCTTGGTGGCGGTGAGTGACTGACCTTTAAGATTTGATGGGGAGTATGAGCAATGCACCCACCCCGCATTTGGATCACCGCCTGGCGTGTAAAACTCTAAGATCAATTGGGTGTACTTGAGATTGGCTTCAATCCAGCCTGCCAACTCAGGATTTGGTACGCCATCAATCTCAAAATCGCAGGCTTGGCCACGACAATGGTCTGAGTTTGCAGAGCCTCCGGCTGCCTGATTCAAAGCACTACACCTGAACCCAGATGAAATCTTCACAGGCTTGCCAAAATGATCCCGCACTGGCTGCAAGATGTTTTCGCAAAGCAAACGCAATGACTCGATCTGCTCTTCATTTGGCGTATTGTCGATGTCTAAGCGTGCCGCTGTCTCAGACTTGGTGAGTTCTTTCAGAGTGAAATTTGCTGATAAGTTCATTTTGTATTCCTCAAGGTTTCGTAGGTTTCGATGCAGGTTGCGAGCTTTCTGATGGCGGCATCTCCATCGGCGGCGATCTGGAGAAGATCGGCAGCGACATCAACCGATCCACCAGATTCGGCTCTTGCTTCTCCGCTGTCACTTCCGCTGGCAGCGGTGGCGGTTTCGGGCACTGAAACGCTTGGGCAGGCGGTTGCTTTTGTAGGAATCCGCAGCTTGAGAGCGCCACTGTTAAGGTCAGCACGCAACTGATTTTCTTTAGCCTTTGCAACATTGTTCGCCTTTCGTAATGTGTCACCGTATGTTTGCGCTACCTTTGCCATCGCCTGCTCAGTCTCACGCGCCTTGGCGTTGAGCGCGGCAATCTCAAGCTGTTGGCGCTGGTACTCTGAATCTTTACCCTTGTAGTATCCACCGCCAAAGGCTGAAAGCACCGCCATGACGATGCCCAATAACACCCAAGGATTTAATAGACTCATGGTGCTGGCGGCTCGTTGTCGTTAGCCTCTGCCTTGGCAACTGCATTGGCCACGGCTTTGACACCAGATCGTCCTGCAACACCGCCAAGCACACCAGTGATGAATACCATGATGGTGGAAATTTGGCTTGTGTAGACCTTGTCAATTGCCGCCATCTGACCATTCATTGGTTGCGTCACATAGGTCACAGAATACAAGAACATGGCCATTGCACCAAGCAGAATGGTCACCAAGATAACGATCACAAAAGCCCAA